GAAAAAGATTTAAGTCAGAATACAGAATTTAGAATCAAATATCCCAGAGGAGATTTAGGACAATCATCAGGGGAGTCCGAACTTTTTATGCTTGTGGAGCATATTTCGGGCATCGTAGAAGATATTGAAGAAGAAATTAAAAGTATGAGAAACAATGCAGTTAATATTGAATTCCTACAAAAACAAGTTGAGAAGTTACAAGAACAATTAGAGAAAGTTCTAGCAGAACATCGTACTATTAAAGCTAATGGAAATTACAAATGATCGAAACAGTATTTGCATTACTCATGTTTGTTAATCATGAGATCAAAGAACATCGGATCCAGGACTCTTTAAGTGTATGTTTAAAACATAAACGGATTGCAGAAAGAAGTGTATCTAACAACGTATTATATAAATGTATTAAATCACAAGCAGAAATAGAAATAAACATTGATGGTACAAAAACTATTAAGAAACTGATATTAAAATGAACAAAATAATACAAAAGATAGGAGTATGGCACTCCAAGATATTTGGATTTCTTTCTAAAAAAGCAAAGACTTCAAAGTTCTGGGCTATACTATTAACACTCGCAGTTCTTTATGAACTTGTTGAGCATATAGTTTGGCCTATATTAGTACCTTGGTTAATGTACTTACAGTGGTTTAAATGAGCAACTTTCCTTGGGATATACAATTAATAGGTATGTTTATTTTTATTACTTTATTTTTAACTTTAACATTGATATTTACATAATGACAGAAAGGAGAAAATATGTTTAAACTAGATTTAGATATTCCCACTTATGCAGAATGGAAAGCGTATGTGGACAAGTTAGTTAAAGATCAACCTGAACAAGCTAAAAAATACCAAGAGCAAGTTCTTACGTTTTGGAAAGATTTTTTTAACGATATTTGGATTCATACTCCAAGCGGCAAATAGAAAAATCATTATAAAATGGCGACTCTGAAATTAATCATGGCCTTATTAATAGGCATGGTTATTGGTACTACTATTGGGTTTTGTATTTATCATTATTTTTTTATGGATAAGTTTAGCTGTTGTGGTGTATATGGATAGGTATGAATAATTGTAAAAAATGTGATCATATTTGTCATTGTGGATTAAGTGCTGGATGTCAATGTGATTGTGTGTCTTGTGATTGTGAAAAAAGCCAAGCACAGGATTTAAGTTATGAAAATAATGGTGTGGTTGTTGATAGCACACAAGATTGTGAAGGATGCGAATGAAAAAAATATGTTTAATATTAGCTTTGCTCTTTGCTGTAAGTGCCTGTTCAGTAGGTAAGAAATGTACTTATACGCAAGATGGAACAAAGTTAAGTAGCTGGTTTTGGTTTTATAAAGATAAACCAATAGACCTAGACAAAAATAACTGTAATTAAAATTAAAGGTTTTATGGTAAGTGGCAATGAGATTCCGAACATTAAAGCTTCTACGAAGAAGAAGAAAGATAAGACAAAGAGTGGAGAGATTAGAACGATGGATTAGGTACTTCATCATCTTTTTATTCTTTTGTTTGTTCTTATTAACTCGACAGGACAACATTGGATAATCAGATTTATGAAATACGTTCTTCTCTTTCAAATATGTAGCTTATTGACTCAACAATGTTACCCTCCCATGACCGATGGCAAACCCATAGATGGTTGGTCTAATTGTGTGGAAAAAGGTGCAAAAAAAGTTATAGAGTTAGTTCAAACTGACCGGCAAACTTGGGATAAGAATAAATTTGTTGTAAAGTATTGGTGTAATGAAGATAACTCTAACAAAGGCTCAACATCAGGTAAGCAACTCGAAAAAGAGATTTAGAGTTTTAATATCAGGCAGAAGATTTGGAAAGACTTATCTCTGTATTACAGAGATGATGAAATATGCGACAAAGCCCTTGCAGAATATTTGGTATGTTGCACCCACCTATAAGATGGCTAAAGAGATATGCTGGTCTAATTTAAAAGTGCTGCTTAATGAGTTTAATTGGATAGAGGATTTAAACGAAACGAACCTAACTGTCCGAATCAAGAAATCCAATAGCACCATAAGCTTAAAATCAGCCGATCAACCTGATGCTTTAAGAGGTACAGGTATTAACTTTTTAATATTAGATGAGTTTGCCGATATAGATAAACGAACATGGTTTGAGGTTTTAAGGGCTTCTATTTCCGATACTTTAGGCAATGTTTTATTTACCGGTACTCCTAGAGGGTATGGTAATTGGTCTTATGAAATGTATCTCAAAGGAAAGCAAGATGAGGAATGGGATAGTTTTCAATTCACGACTTTGCAAGGTGGTATGGTTAATAAGGAAGAACTACAACAAGCACAGATGGATTTAGATGTTAGAACTTTTAGACAAGAGTTTGAGGGAACATTTGAGAACTATGCTGGTTCTGTTTATTATAATTTTCATCCTGTGGAGAACATGATTGATAAACAAATTAATTGGAAAAAACCCTTACATATTGGACTTGATTTTAATGTTGATCCCATGTCAGCTTGTGTTGCACAAATAGAAGAAGATAGGGTGTATTTTTTAGACGAGATTGTTATTTATTCAAGTAATACTGATGAAATGTGCCAAGAGATAAGAGATCGGTATGGAACAAAGCAGCCGATTTTTATTTATCCTGATCCAGCTTGTCGTCAAAGAAAAACAAGTGCTGGAGGAAGAACAGATTTAAGTATTTTACAAAATGCTGGTTTCAAAGTTAAAGTAAAACACAAACACCCAGCAGTCCGAGATCGAGTCAACGCAGTTAATTCTCGACTCAAAGATTCTTTAGGCAAACGATATATTTTCGTTAGTAATAATTGCAAAACGTTGATAAAAGGATTACAAAGACAAATATACAAGGAGAATACAAATATTCCGGATAAGGAAGAGGGCTTTGACCACATGAACGATGCTTTGGGTTATTTAATAGATTATATTAAACCTTTGACTTTACAAGCACCTTTCAATATTCCTCAAAGATGGAACATTAAGAAACAAAGAAGATATGGCATACACCAGAGAACAGGCACTCGATACTCATAAAGATTATAAAGAAAACGTTAATCATTGGGAATATTTTATAAGAAGTTATAATGGAGGATTTGATTATCAAGTAGGCCAATATCTCAATCGTTATAATTTAGAATTAGATAACGAGTTTAATCAAAGACTCTTAAACACTCCTTGCGACAATCATTGTAAAAACATTATTCAAATTTATTCATCCTTTCTTTTTAGAGTGAAGCCGACAAGAGAGTTTGGAGATATGGATAATGAAGCAAGTCTTGAAAATTTTTTACAAGATACTGATTTAGAGGGTAATGATTTTGACTCTGTTATTAAACAGGCACAAAATTATTCTGCGATCTATGGTCATTGTTTTTTAATTTTAGATAAACCGAAAGTAACGACTAACACCAAAGCTGACGAGTTAGCACAAGACATAAGACCCTACCTTTCTATTGTAACTCCTGAAAATGTTTTAGATTGGAATTACACAAGAGAAGTGAATGGAAAATACTCGTTAGATTATTTAAAAGTGCGAGAAGAAGTTGATAAAGATGGGGGAAGCTACATAAGACTTTGGTTTCCTGATAGAATTGATACTATCTACCTTGCTTCACAAGGAACAGAACCGAAACTCATAGATACTGCCGATAATCAGATTGGCAAGATACCAGCAGTTGTCTTATACAATTCCAAATCGCACAAGAGAGGGATTGGTCAATCTGACTTAACCGATATAGCTGATTTACAAAAATCTATCTATAACGAGTTCTCTGAAATAGAACAGTTAATTAGATTAACAAATCATCCATCATTAGTTAAGACTCCATCGGTAAATGCTAGTGCTGGTGCTGGTGCAATAATAGAAATGCCGGAAGAGATTGAACCTAATCTTAAACCTTATCTATTACAGCCATCAGGTTCAAACCTACAATCCATTATGGACTCGATTACCAAGAAAGTAGAATCCATTAATAGAATAGCCCATACCGGTGCAGTTAGAACAACCAAGACACAAGTATCATCAGGCATTGCTTTACAAACAGAATTTGAATTATTAAATGCAAGACTATCCGAAAAAGCCGACAACCTGGAAATAGCAGAAGAACAATTATTTAGAATTTATGCCCTATTCCAAAACACAAAATTTGAGGGAGAAATAAACTACCCTGATTCATTTAACATAAGAGATTACTCAACCGACCTTATGTTCTACCAACAAGCCAAAGCGATCAATGTTAAATCTCCTACTCTAGTTAAAGAAATAGATAAAGAAATTGCAAGAGCAGTAGTAGATGATGATGAAAAATTAAATATTATATTTGAAGAAATAGATACCAAACCTGAAGTGGGCGAATTTACACAAGACGAAGTAGTTAAAGAAACAGTAGAGGAAGAAGAAGTGTAGGGGAACTTGCTATCATTCCCCTTGTAGTTTTAATCTAGACTACTACATAAATTGTTTTAATGAAGGGTAATAGCTTACTTGTTTCTTCATCAAAAACACCATTATTTGTAGCAAACCAACCTTTATTACATTTTGATATGTCGTAAAGATTAACTGCAAAGTCTTGTTTTCTTTTAAACTTGAATAAATGTTTCCAGTCAGCTTTGCAGATTTTTGCACATTCGGTAGCGACTGTAATTTCATCGGTATCTTGATACCAAGAACTTCCAGCACCAATGTATATTAAACCTACTATTGTAGCTTCTTGTTTTTGCATGGAACCTCCTTTCTATGAATATTTTTTTTAATGTATAATTTTTTATTCATACCCTATTATACCACACGCACTTTTTCAGAATCGTCTAGAAGTTAGCAAAGTGAATTGTGGCAAAAAATAAGTCGCATGGCAGTAAGTGAAAAAAAATAAAGAAAAAGCTTTTTTTGTTTTTTTGAGTTTTCATTTTTTTTATGATACACAAAGATTTATGGCCGATATTACCCAAGAAATGACAGCTTATCGAATCAAGCAGATTGAGTTTGCCGAAGCTGAATATTACGAACAACTTACAAAAGTTTTAGATAAGATCGAAGATGATATAACTTCTTTAGCTGGAAAATCTTTACCTTTAACAGATGGAAAGCTAATTGAGTTAAGGGCGGCTATTGCTATACGACCACAGATCAAAGCGATCCTAGAAAGAGAATATCTAGCTTGGTCAGATACAGTTGTTAGAAAAGGATTTAACAAACAAGCCAAAAGAGTTGAACGAGCATTTAAAGCCATAGGAAGAATCCCTAAAGAGTTTCAAGAACTAACAAAAGGCGACTTGGCCTTAATACAAAATTTAAAACAACAATACTTTACTCAATTCAAAGACATCTCCAATACCTTTACAAGAAAGTTGGCAGATAAGGTTTATCAAAATACATTATTAGGTTCTGAATTTACTGTTTTAGAAAAAGAATTAAGACAAACAATCAATGGTATTTATGCAAGTTCCAACGATCCTGAAATTAATAGATTGGTTAAGTTTGTTAAAAAGAATAAGAATGTTAAACGTATGCAATCAAAGGTTGATACTGCTGTTGCAACATTACAATCTAAATTTGCAAGGGATAGGGCTGGGGAGAACATGAAACGATATGCTGGACAGTTATTAAACGACTCATTAAGGGATTTTGATGCCACATTGAATTTTAATAAATCTAATGATGCTGGACTGACTTATGTTAAATACTATGGCGATATTATTCCTACAAGCAGAACACATTGTAAAAGAATAATTAGTGGTGTATATAATAGACGAAAAGGTGGACTTTTTACAATTGATGAAGTCAGAAAACTTTGGAACAGCACGAGTTGGGGTGGAAAGAAATCCGGAAACCCTTTAGTTGTTCGAGGTGGTTATAATTGTCGTCATCAATGGTCTTATGTCAATCCAGATTGGTATGACAAAAAAGGCGAACTAATAATATAAAATAGGAGAAAAATATGTCCGAAGAAACAAAGGTTACTGTACCTGAAACACCAACAACAGAAACACCAACAGAAGAAGTAAAAGTAGAAGCACCCAAACAACAAACTTTTACCCAAGCACAGCTTGATAATATTATCAAATCAAGATTAGATGCTGAACAAAAAAAACATCAAAGAACATTAGATGATGCAAAGAAAGCCGAGCAAGATGCTTTT